GTACCTATAATTGATTTACTACCAGAAGCACCACCAAGAGACCCAGTGGGTTGCCACAGAGCAGATGCCGTTGCTAATGAACGTTGATACCAGAAATTAATGTTATTGAGAATGAAACGGTTACCATCTGCGTTTGCTGGAACAGACAAGTCATAATTTGCTTGAGATATATCAGCAATCCCAACAAATGTAGTAGCGGTCGTTCTCGCACAAGCACCACGTCCTCCAAGCATACCTACCAACGTTGCTGCTGTTGGGACGGCAGAAGCATTACCCACTGCACCAGCAGAAGCGGCTAATAATCCCGTTGCCCCCGTGCCTCCCGCTTTGAAATATCCTCCAAGACCACCCGTTCCTCCAGTTGTTCCCGAACCGTCTACTCCATTATTTGCTATTATTGCTCCAACACCAAGATTAATATTTGTTGTTGCAAAAATACGGAATCCAGCAGTAGCAACGATAATAGATTGTCCCACATAAAATGCGGTAGCATACACATCACGTGTAAGAGTGTAAACAGTTATCCCCACATTCGTGGTTACGAATGAATATGCTTTACTCGCTCCAGTCCCATCCAATACTACTGAACCGTCCCAACCATATCCATAGAGAGCATTAAACGCACCAGCAGTTCCCCATAACACACTTCCTCCCACTCCAGCAGTTAATACTTGTCCCGCTGACCCATAACTAAAAGTACTATCAGCAATAGACGCTGGTTTTACATAACCAGAAGCAACCAGAGCACTACAACTAAGAAGAGAAGAGGACGGGTTGTACGAAAGCGGTACGGAAACACCATCAATACGGAGGGTTTGATTCGTTCCAGAAGCAGATACGAACACGGGGTAATACGTAGCATTGGTATTGGTTTCAGTGATGGTTACCGCACTTGCTTCAGAAGCAAGACCCGTTAACGCACCAGCGAATGTCGTGGTAGTAAGCAGACCCGTGTTTGGGTTGTATGTGAATGGTGTTGTACTTATATCCGCACGAAGTGTTACACTTGCTCCTGCCGAAGAAACAAAAGTAGGATAGTATGTACCTCCTGTATTCGTATCGGTGATTGTCATTGTTGTAGCCGTTGTGCTTGGAGCAGTCCAAGATGGAATTGCACCAACACCTCCAGATGTTAACACCGTTCCTGATGCCCCGTTAGTTAGTAACGCCGTTGCTCCTGCTCCACTCTGATACGGTACATTACCAATGACACCTCCCGCAATATTCGTTGCCGTTGTTGCATTCGTAGCATTGGTCGCATTGGTAGCATTCGTAGCATTGGTCGCATTGGTCGCATTGGTCGCATTTGTTGCCGTGTCAGCATTGCCTGTTAACGCACCTACAAAAGTTGTTGCTGTTACCGTATTGGTAGAAGGATTACACGAGATTCCTGCCGTTTTCTGTATCCCACCTGTTCCCGTTGCTGAACTATCACTAAAATTGAGATAATGAGTTGAATTTGCTGTCGTGTTGCGTGTCGTATAACCGTTCTTATCAATGGTATTGGTGGTTGTCCCATCGGTAAGCGTAATATGAGGATTAGACGCACTCGCATTCGGTAATAAACTAATCACATTTGCTCCTGTTCCAGTGTTATTAAGAAGAATATTATTTGTAGCAGTATTCCCCGCAGTGAGAACGGTAGATAAAGGAGGAGTAGATGCTGGTGTAGTCCAAGTTGGAGCAAGGGTTGTTCCCTGACTTGTTAATACCTGTCCTGCCGTCCCGTTCGCTAAGAGAGCAGTGGTATCCACTGCTGATTGATAAGGGATGCTACCACCTAATCCACCAGCAATGTTTGTCGCCTTTCCAGCAGAAGTAGCGGTTGAAGCATTTCCCACTAATGCTCCAGTGAATGTTACTGCGGATACATTCTGACTTCCATCACGTAACACAACACTATTCGCTCCAGATGAAGTTGTTACACCCGTTCCACCATTCGCTACTGCGAGAGTTCCAGCGAGTACTACTGCACCAGTTGTTGCGGTATTTGGGGTTAGTCCTGTTGTTCCAGCACTAAAGGTAGATACACTTGGAGGAAACGGGGTAGGAGTTGCCCACACAGGGTCTAACGTGGTTCCTTGTGATGTGAGGACTTGTCCTGCTGAACCATTGGGTAGTAGAGCAGTGGTATCTACTGCCGTTTGATACGGAATGGAACCTCCTGCTCCTCCAGCAATATTGGTTGCCGTTGTTGCTGAAGTAGCAGTGGTAGCAGAAGTGGCGGTAGAAGCATTCCCATTCAACGAACCGTTAAACGTTGTTGCTGTAATAGAATTAAGGGCAGGATTACATGTAATACCCGAGTCTAATTTAAGAGACTTGAGACCCGTTGTGTTTGAATCCACAAAGGTTAAATTATGGTTCGCATTGACATTGACATTTGTCAATTGAATATTGGTAGCATTCGTTGCATTGGTTGCCGTTGTTGCCGTGTTTGCATTTCCCACTAATGCCCCAGTAAATGTTATTGCGTCAATGTTCTGGCCTCCATCACGTAAGACCACCGAGTTTGCCCCTGACGAAGTGGTTACACCCGTTCCACCAGAGGATACACCGAGGGTTCCAGATATAGTAACATTCCCCGCTGGTGGCGAGATAGTTATACCACTCAACGTAGTATTGACGCTATTTACACCGCTGGATGCAGCAGATACTGCGGATTGCACAAAGGCACATGTTGCAACTTTATCGGTATTATCTGCAGGATTAGCAACAGTCTGCGCTCTAACCGTACCAACTAACGGGTCACCTAATACAAGATTACCTAATCCATCCACATCAATAAAACTATGATTTGGTAACAACTGGTCGGTAACAGTAAAATGGCCCGTAGGTCCTAAAGCAGTTAGTAATTCATTGCATACAATCTGAGATGCACCAATAATGTCTTGATTGTTTGCAATCAATGTTGTTGTTAACGGGTTAGTGAGCATTGTCGCTCTTAAGTTATTAATCTGCAGAGGAATGTTCCAATCAGTCATTTCTGTATTATTAGAAAATAAAACATATTAGAAGATGACAAGCTTTGTACCAGATGACGAGTCTGTTCCATTTAGTGATGGTGATATCAGAAATTATCTACCAAATGCGCTTATTCTGCAATACAGCGATTTACAGAAATATCCTACATTAGCCGATGTACTCCCTGATGTAAAAAGCTACTGTATTTTGTTGTACGAGGACGACCCGAATAGGGGACATTGGGTCTGTGTCTCAAAACCAGAAGAAGGTGTTGCAGAATACTTTGATTCGTACGGGGGATATATAGATGAGCCATTAACGTGGACTCTTGAATCAAAACGTGAAATATTAGGTGAAGGGGAGCCATACTTATCAATGTTGTTTAGGAAAGCTCCTGAGGAAATCGTATATAACAAGATTGCTTACCAGAAAGAAGACCCATCCGTATCTGACTGTGGCCGTTGGTGCGTATTACGAATATTGAAGATGTTAGCTGGATACGATTTAGCAGATTTTTACAAGTTCGTTAAGAAAGAGAGGAAACACCTTGGAAAAGGTGCAGATTACGATGATGTTGTGATGGAGTTGATTCCTTAATCAAAACTAAGCGTGAATACTCCACGTTCAAATGGAAAAACAGGAGCAGGGGCTGGAACGGGCTTTGGCTTTGGGCTTTTCACTTTTTTTTCTCGCTTCTCTTTTACTGGTTTGGGTGGTTTCACCTTCTTTTCACGTTTGGGTTTTTCTGGCTTTGGTGGTTTCTCCTTCTTTGGATGGTGCAACCGATAGTACAACTTGGAGTATGTCTTCATATATGCCAAATATTTCTCTCGGTTTTCTGCATAGTATTGCATCTGTTTAGTGATACGTTGTGTCTTGTTGTCCTCATACCATTGTTGAGAATAAAATCGTTGTTTAGCTTTTCTTCTTTCCTTTTGGCTTTCCATTATAGTAGTACGATTGTATGCCAGGTTTAAGTAATGCTAAGAAAATTGAAAAATAAAAATTGATTTCAAAAAATATATAATAAAAAAGATAGCGAAATAATCAACAATGGCGGCCGAGTTTAACCTTGATGACTGCATTAATACGTTAATGGAAGAAATCTACCGTGTAATCAACCACGAACACGAAGATATTTACCTTACTGAAGAGATGTTTGATGCATTTGATGTGTATGATGTAGTACAACGAGAAATAGACCATTATGTTATGTATCTGTCTTCGCAAGGTAAGCGACACCTCATTATGTGGTATGGTCTGGAAGGGGCCTTACAAATCATGATTGATAACTATGGACCGTTGACGGTAGCCCCGACGGTAGAAGCTTTATGTTACAATATTATCCGTGAACACATTAACCCCTCATACGTAGGGTTCATTAAATCAATGGAAGATACTGGAGTAGAAACATACAACAATGAGTGTGAGAATGGCAGTGGATAATTAAATACTCTGTCCAGGGTAGATGGATACAGAACCCGAGCAGAAAAAAATTGAAAAGCAACTTAAAGAGAAAAAAACACGAAAGTCCTCTGTGAAGAAGGAGAAACCCATTGGCATAAGGATTGAAACAGGACTGTTTGTTCTTACGTTTGACTAAACAAGCCCGCAATGGTATTTTTTATACCGGTTCAATTTTTTCAAAAAATTAAAAATTGATTTTTTAAAAAAATGTATGTGATAGATAAACATGTCCAACGTATTCACGATTCACACCAAGTTCCCCTGTGCAGCCCGTCATGTCATTGAAATTAGTAAACGGGTTCTTACTGCGATAAAGGGTGATATGGATGCGGGATACACCCAGCCCTTAACGTCCATACATATCCAGAATGAGGTAGACCGTTATGTGTATGGAGTATTTGACATGGCATTGAATGATTGTATGGATGTGATAAGAGATTATGGCCTAACGAAAGCGTATGATAAGTTCTATCTGCTTGTTGAGTCATTCGGACGGGGCGGAGTGCGTTCCAACGAATTAGAGCGCATCTTGTGTTCCTGTATCTTCAGATGCATAATGCTGGAGAATGACAGTAAAGAGTATGAGCGTCTCCTTACCGTCAAGGAACCGATTGAGTATCATTTGAAACAACACGATGATGAATCGTCAGATGATGACTAAAGAAAAATTGAAAAGATGGAGGGGCAGCTGGTTTCTACCGGTAGATAATCAAAAGGTACATTTTTGGGGGGTTTCTAATACAAAACCAAATGTCCTACAAAGTGTAAAAAATGCAAAAAATGACTGGTCTAACAACGGCAGAAAAAAAAGGTTCATTTTGGGACAAAATGCGATTTTTGGACTCTAAAAAAAATGTCCCTTTTTTGACGAGAAGAATCATAAAAAGTAATACAGTAAATGGATACGAAATACTCGGTACATTTTTCAACGAGTCCAATAGAGTAAAACACTACTTTTTTTTAAATAATTGGTAAAAGCTAAAAGTTGAAATCATAATTTTTTTATTTTTTTATTTTTTTTATTTTTTTATTTTTCATTTCTATCTTTTATCAATTCTAAAAAAAAAAGTAGTGTTTTACTCAAGTGGACCAGTCGTAAAATGTACCTCAGTATTTGGACTGGTTAACAACATTACAATTTGAGCATCTTTTCACCAAAAAAGGGACATTTTTTTTGGAGCTCAAAAATGGCATTTTGTCCCAAAATGAACCTTTTTTTTCTGCCGTTGTTAGACCAGTCATTTTTCGCTTTTTTTTCACTTTGTAGGACATTTTGATTTACGTTAGAAAGTGGGTGAAAATGTACCTTTTGGTTCCTACCGGTAGAAACCAGATTGCCCTTGAGGACATTTTTCGGCTCTAAAACTACCCGGTGCGTTTTGAGCTTAAAAAACCTGTCTGCTCTATGTATAGAGAAAATGCCTGCAGGAAACATTTGCTGCGAGTTCTGTAAGAAAGATGTACGAAAAGATACATACATGACACATGTTAATGCAAAACACACGAAAGATGTAGCAATGATGATTTTAAAAGATTTTGAAACAAGTGATATCAATCCAATTGCCCAATCTGCAGCATCAAAAAATCCACGTATCATGGTAATTCATTCAATGTTGTATGAAGAACATGAGTATTGGTTTGGAGTTAAACCGATGTTTTGGAAAAACGGAGCCAAAGGATACAGCGAGTACGTACGTACGAAAGAAAACATAGATGAACACGGTAAACATATTGAAATACTACTCAGTGAAATTACACTACAAGACTTCATTGCCACTAAGAAGAATCTGATTATCAAAAACCCTGATGCAGAAATGATGAAACAAGAACTAAAACGACTACAATTAATGTATGACACTGAAAAGGAAAAAGCACAGACACTTATTAGTACATTGACTACTGAACTGGAAGACTATAAGTTGCATGTGGAGACTCCATTAGGAGTTGTTAGTGAAATGGAGCATCAAATAACACACATGCGTTGTATCATAGAAAAGCTGAAGATTGAGCAATTCAAAGATAAGCGCGAGATTGAAATGCTTAAAAAAAATAGCTGGGAAAATGACGAAGCTGTCCGCTCCAATTATTTGGCTGATATTAAATATTGGCAGACGAAATCTGAACGACATGAGTTTTTATATAATGAAATGCAGAAAGAAATAACAGAACAAAAAGAAGCTATTAATTCAAGAATTGCAAAGAAAATGGAAAAAGAGGAAGAACGTAAGCAGAAAGAATTAGAACGTGAAAAGGAGCGAGAACAAAAAGAGTTTAGAAAGACGGAAGAAAAGTACAAGAAAATGTTGAAACGAATGGGTAAAGGTGCGACTGAAGCTGATTCAGAATCCGACTCAGAATAATTATCTCTGACTATGCAGATGAGTACTCCGCCAACAATGTCACGGGAGGGATTGAAACTGCTTGATACGTATTTTTTTGAAGCACGTAGCAAGACGATAACAAAAAATAACAGTTGGTACGACACACAGCACAATCCCGAGAAGCTGAAAAAAATTGAAAAAATTGCCGAGCGCATCAAGAGTCCTCCTTACCAAGCGTTTCAGCTTTGGTATGGGACGGTAAACCAGTTCCGACCAGCCATTGCCAAGTGGATTTATACCAGGTACAAGCCCACGTCCATACTTGACTTCTCAGCGGGATGGGGCGGTCGTTGCTTAGGAGCGGTGCAGATGGGGATTCAATACACAGGGATTGATTCCAATGTTGCTCTGAAGAGTTGTTATGATGCATTACTTCATGACTATCCAGGAGATGTCCAGATGCACTTTCAACCATCTGAAACATTTGATTACTCTATTGTGGATTACGATATGATATTTACCAGTCCACCGTATTTTATGATAGAGCGGTACGAGAATATGCCTACATACAAGTCAAAAGCAGAGTTTTTAGACACATTCTTCCGTCCAGTCATACAGAAATCATGGGAGCACCTGAAGACAGGGGGACATATGTGCTTGAATATGCCGGTAGAAATGTACGAGGCAATCAAGGATATGCTTCCGCCGTTACTGGAGACATTAGAGATGCGTATAGCTTCCCGTTTCTCCAAGACATCTACGAAGCGACGAAGCGAACCGATTTATATTTGGAAAAAAAATTGAATTGAAAAAATTGCATTAGTAAAGATGCCTACGATTTGAAAAAGTCACTGGATTATACGACAATGCCGCTTACCGCTCAGGAGATTTACAACACGATTATTTCAAAGATTGACTTTGAAGCCGCCCATTGGAACGATGACATTGTTAATGAGATTGCGCAATTTGTGATGGGTTTCAACACCGAAGAAGAACTTTGGGACCAAATGGATGTATTCAAACAAGATGGCATGGATGCATACGAATCAATGGAAGAACATCCAAATTGGTACTGGAGCGGACAATTTGATATTTATGCGGAAGACGATGGTATGGACCATAACGCAAACCAACTCGCCGAGTACATTAGCAGTGTTATCATGGGTGATGTGGAGGACATCTATCAAAACCGACCCGTTGTAAATGTGAAGTAAAAAAATTGAAATATGAAACGTGGATACAAAGTAGTAGCCACTATGCCCAAAAAAACCATTATCATTGAACCCGTTGAAATCCGTGAAAGCACAACCCATGGAATGGGTGCATTTGCAACGGAAGACCTTGCCGAAAATCAATTCATTGCTGCTTATCAGGGGGAAGAGTTAACTCTCAGAGAGTTTAAAGAGCGTTATGGGAAAGATATTCGTTGTACGTATGTATTGCGCCGACAGAACAAAATAATAAATGGAAAAAACACACATAATATCTCGCATTATTGTAATGAGTCACTGACCCCTAACGTAATTTTAAAAAAAAGGGCGTTGTACACATTAACACCAATAAAAAAAGGCCAAGAGCTTTTTTTACGTTACCCGAAAGACTACCCACGTGACTATGAATTATAATATATTGGTTGAAAAAAAATTAAAAAAAAAATAAAAATTGATTTTAAAAAAATGTAATATAAAATACCAGAGATTTTGAAAGAAGTCACGAAACAACGAGAGAATGGCAGCTTTAACGGATACTCAAAAGAAAATGTGTAATAAGAACATGACCGTTGCAAAATTACTCAGCCAAGCGTATCCTGAAAAGACATTTCTAAAATTGATAGCGTACCCCTTTGGTTTGGAAATGGTAATTCATAACAAGCCCGACCAAAAAATTGTATTAGCATTCACTATATTTGACACGTGGAACAAAATTAAGAGCAAGGTAGAAAAATTGGTGAGCAGTGATGGTATTTGTGTAGTGTGTTGTGAAAAAGAAAAAGGCAAGAAAACAATGGTGCGAGAGAAGTGTTGCGATACACCGCATTGCAAGAGTACTATTGTAAAGGTTGAAATTGAAGGAAGAACTGGCATTTGTCCGAATTGTTGCGAATATCTCTGCCGCAACTGTTATGAGAGTCAACAAGGAATGAAATGTCCTATTTGCCGTCAATGTATGGCGATATATGCGCATAAGCGTGAAGACGTATTCCATGAGGATGAAGATATGTTAAGCAAAAATTGCTTTGAATGCAATCCAGCATCAGATGACTCAGACAATGACGACGAATAATGCGTTGTACCGGCATAACTAATTTCTAAGGGTATAAAAATGTTAGAGGTAAAAGACGGGGATGTTTTTTATGAGTTAGACTGCCCATCATTTGAAGAATTGAAACGAGCGTATGCATTTTTTAAGAAGGAACGGGAGCGCCACCGTGCGAAGTCCAAGCGACGTTACACGCAGAAAAAAGTGCGTACAACACAGGAAGATAATATTGTTGATAAGTAGAAAGGATGCACTTTATGATTTTTGAAATTACCGCTCATCCTGACCATTGGACAATGGAGACTGTACGAACATTCTGTGATTCTCAAGGGTTTGATTGCAAACTAACCGAGGAATATCCTTTTATTGTAGCAGACTTTGGTAAGCCTGTAGTGAAGGACCAAAAATTACGCATTTTGGAGCTGGGTAATGAGGTATCTATGATTGTTGAGGACGACCCTGAGTTAAAGGCATTTGAGGTGAAACCTGAGGACACTATTCAGAAAGGCGTGGACGGATTGACACTTTCTGTCTAATCGGCGTTTTTTACGTTCAAATACATCTGCATTAAATGCTGACGTGTTTTAACGGGACATTTGAAAAATACGGACTCGTAATTTGTCGTTACTGAATGGACCCCAAGGCAGATACCTTTAAGATAACATCGCCTTTGCTTTCTTATTCAACACCTTGGATTCCTTTGCAACCCACCCATCAATATCCTTAACATCAATAGGGACATGAGCATTTTTTAATGCAACTACTGCACGTTTCACGACAGTTTCAGTTTGATAATGGTCCAAAACAGTCTGGATTGCTTCCAAGCGACTTATTAGTTGGTATTGTTTGCCTAATTCGCTATTGAATATTTTGCTCAGCTCCAACATTTTCTGCTTATTTCCATCCATTTTATACAGATTAAACTCACGTTTGAGTATCTTATAGTATTTGCGCTCCTTCTTTAGCTCTCTGATGTCATCCAGAATTGACTTTTGATATTCATCGGGTGTCATACCTTCTGCAAAGCTGTAAATAATACTCGCTTCTTCAAAATGACCATCTGTCCAGACAATTACATCTACTTTAGCTATTTCCATACCATCAAGCGATACATCGGGTACATTATCCCCAGGATACACACGAGTTTTTTTACCTTTTTCTGTCTGTAATTTCAATTCAATGAAATAAAGGTCAGATGAATCAGTAATCTGTGTAATAAGCTTTTTCAGAAAAGGAATAAAGTCTGTATCTGGCTTTACTAATGAATACAAATCAATATCACTATAGTATTGTTGTGATGCTAAACGTTGTGACCCTTTTAATTCAATAGGATACTTTTTATACTGGAATAGTGTAATGAGGCGTTTTACTATTTCTCTGTATTGCAAGGGCGCTCTTTCTTCTGTTACGTCCATCTATTTACTTACGAGTTTTTGGCCGTGATGCATACATCTCGTTCCGTGAATCATCAAAATCAAAAACATCTTTGTCCGAGTCAGACTCAGACTCGGACTCAGACTCAGAATCACTGTCATGTCCGTAATATTTTTTGAGTGAGGCCAATCCTCGGTATTTCATTAGAGGTTTGCCGTCACCTTCTTTTTCTTCCAGAATTGGTTTTTGACGTGGTTGAATCTTAGGTATTCCACGAGGCGGAGCAGGAGCTGGTTGTTCACTTTCTTTAGATTCTGCTTCCCTTGCTCTGGCTTCTGCTTCCCGTTGCCTTCTTCGTTCCATATATTGTTCTTGGATTCGTTGTTCCTCTTCTTCTTCTTTTTCCTGGGCTCGTCGTATATCTTCCTCTATTTCTGCCTCTAATTCTGCCTCTTGTTGTGCTTGTCGCACACCTCTAACAGTACGTTTTTGCTTTATAAAAAGTGCATCATCCAGTGTTTGCACAGCTTTTAACACTGCTTCTTGTAAAAAAGGTGCCATAGCACCCTCAGCAACCCTTGTCATTGCATTATATAATTGTTCAATCTTCGCATCAATATCGTATACTTCAATTTCCAATCGTACAAGTTCTGATGATATAACATTAAACTGGCGTACCTTATTTTCAATTTCCTCATCAATTTGACGGACATCATCACGAGCTGCAACAATTTCTTCCAATAGTTCATTTTGCTGTTCAATTTGGTTACGACGTAAAACAGCTTCCGCCCATACGTTATGAGCTTCACGCCATGTGTCTACTGCATCTGTGAAATTAGCTAAAATATCATCAATTGATTTTTCATCATCTCCACTAAAATATATCTGAGGGAATTGAGGTTCAATCGGTACTTCAGGGAGTTCTTGTATCTCGTGGTCTAATGGATATGATTTCCAGCGATTACTGCGTAAAAAATCAATTTCTTGTTCTAACGTAACAAGTGTGGCGTGGAGTTCTTTTATTTTATGTCCATCTGCTTGTTTTTTGGACAATTGAGCATTCATCTCCACTATTATTGCTTGGGGAACGGCTTGTATTTCAGCCGTTTCATGAGGAATATACTGTTTGCTAAACTTAAGTAATTCCTGTTCTAATTGCTCTGTAGGCACTGCTCTCATTTTAGCTTTCAATTTTGAAGGCAGATTAAACCCCAACTCTTCTTCTAATTCTGCAACCCGCTTCTGAAACTCTGTAGATGTAAGAGGTGGTAATGGTCGCAATTGAATGCCCATCTCCATAGCTGGTCCTGCAGCTTCTTGTAATTCTTCTCGTTGCTCTTGTGTCAATGCATTAAACAGTAATTTGAAAGCATTGTCTACAAGGTCTTTTGAGAGGATTTCTACTTTTCCCATTTCAATTTGTAGCGCAATAGCCTTATAAATTGCATTTGCTCGTAAATATGATAATATGTTTTTAGCGGCCCCTTCTCCCTGTTCGTATTTACTGAAAAAAATATCAATAATAGACTGTAATCCAAATTGCATCGCATCCAGATTAGGTGTAAGTACTTGTATTTTTGTAAGGATAATATCTTGAGATTGCTTACTGAGACCTGGTTGCTGATAGGCTCGTACGATATTGTTCCACAATGCAATGATATCACCAGCGGATTGTGATTCTTTTTCATATTCGGCCTTTTTAGTGGCTGAAACACCTCTAAGGACATCAGCTCGGCCGTAAGAGACGACTTCTTCCAATGCACCTAATTTGGTTTCCAGTGTTCTGTTAATCTGCTCCAGTGATTTATCCACATTTACTTCTGCACCGAGGTCCCTTTGTGTTTTAGGGGTAATTCCTTCGGTAAATACAGAAACCTGCTTGTTTTGCAGTCGGGACACTTGCGAATGTAAGTTCTGCCAGACATCCAATACCTCACGAGCTTGTTTCTCTCGGAGTGACATTTACTATTAAGACATAAAATAAAATCTGCCTAATAAGTCAGACCTTCTTTCTTAATAATTGATGATGCTTCAATCATCTTTACGCCACGGTCCTTCATAATCTTCTTTACAAGAGCTGCACGGGCTTGTCGCTTACCACATCCAATCTTATTAGGAGCTTCTACATCAATATGCACGACATCATTAGAATGTACGTGTTCCTTTTCTGCTTTTTTCTTACCACCGATGCGGCGGTCAGTCATTCCAGACAGATTCTTACCAGCTCCCTTTTTCTTGCTGTGCGCTTTCAACAGTGCTTCAATTCGGGCCTCTGCTTGTGCATTAGATATAGCCTTTTGTGCCTTCTTTTTCTTAACATCATGTTCTTGTACAAGATTTTCTATTGCGTCTTTGGATTGTTTTCTTTCTGTCTTTGCATCTGCTGCATCAGCTGCATCAAGGAACTTAGATTGTTTGTCCATAAACTTATCTTCTGATGATGATGGCCCTGCCTTCTTACCACCGCCGTATTGTCCACGTAATTGGCTCTTCGGAGGCACACCATTCGCTAATACAATATCGGGCATAGCAAGTAATGCACCATTAGCTGATTCCAATGCTTTCTTAGCTTTTCCCTTACCACGTCCAGCAAGACGGACGGAGTCACCTTGGCGGGGATAGGGGTCGTGGTTGCCAAGGATTGAGCCGCCTTGCATTACTTCATTCTTTACTTTACGAGGTCGTCCTCGGCGTTTCTTTTGACCTGCACCGAGGGCGTGGATAGCAAGTTCAGCAACTGGTTCGGCGACATCTTGTAGCATATCTCCAACTCCTTGCCAAAATGTTTTTGGTTTATTGGCCTCGGCTTCGGCATCGGCGGCAGCATGAGCTTCAGACGTACGTTGTGCACGTTCTGCTGGATTATCATAGTAGCCTTGGTCGGTAGCGTATTGTTCTGCTTGTGCTTTTGACATACCACGTTTCATTAACATATCAATCGCATCGCCACCATACATACCAGCACCAACAGAGTCAGCACCCAATACTTTATCAAAGCCAGTATCACGATAGGTACCTTCAGCAAATGCAGAACCGCCTTTCATTCCTTCAGCATCTTGACCGTAGTAATAAACTGGTGGTAAGTCCATATTATCATTGATAATGTTATCAAATGCATCACGTTTTGAGGCATTACCAATTTGGAAAAGGACACCTGCATTGGACCCGCCAACAGATGACCCCTGACCATCTACAGGTGAATAGGCGTACAGAACTGCGAATCGGCGATTAATAGCACCTAACTCATTAGCAATACCACGGTTATATGCATTATCATAGGGCATCTTTATTAATATATAGCAAAATAATTTAGCACATATTAATTATTTTTGTACAGTTATTTCTATTTGTTCGGGGGGATTCTGTTTTTCTTCTTTGTTGTCTTTTTCTATCTCTCTGTCAATTACAGTAATCTCTAATGTATTCTGATGGCATCCAGAGCGAAAATAATAGCGTTGAGCAAGTTTATATGATATGTACAATCCGATAGAAATACCTGAGTTGGTTAATATGGTGGGATATTCCATTACTATTTAAGGAGAATATTGTACACCAGCCACGGCACCAGTTTGAGCTAAATAAGGGGAGGGGATATATTCATTCGTGTAATATACATCATACGTTGAGGTATCCGTAGCACTTGAGGAAAACACTCCCATTCCCCATACAGCATTAGCACCTGCTCCGCTTGGAGCTACTTTTCTAACTTTAGGAACACCAGGAGTACCACCAGCGCCGGTACGTACAATACTAAGAAGCTGAGACGTTGCGTTAAAATTAGCTGGTGTAGCAACAGCACCTACACCTGCAATTGTTAAAAACGTTTCTACATAAATCTTGTTTTGAGATACTTCAAGTTGCGCCATTTATTACTATAATACAAAAAAAAGTAGTGGGTAATAAATTAAAGGGCGAACCTAAGGGGCATACTGAACACCAGCAGTAGCACCAGTCTGGGCATAATAGGGTGATGTAATATACTGATTTAGCCAGTAAAAGGTATATACTGAGGTATCCGTAGCAGAACTACTGTACATACCTAATTTCCAAACAGCATTAGCAGCACCAGAACCTGTCGGGGCAACAATTTGGATTTTGGGCACACCAGGAGTACCACCCGCAGTCTTTCGGACAATAGACAATGCCTTAGAGCTACCATTAAAATTATTAATAGCAGCGGCAGCAATTGCACCAGCGGCAAGAGTAAAATCTGAAGCGTACACAACTGAGTTATCAGACGTTTCAAGTTGGGCCATTTCTTTTTAATAGATATAAAATTATTTAGCCGATGTTTACTTGGCCATTAATCTGTCTGCAAGTTTCATACGAGCACCGCCAGAAGCACCGCCGCCAGAAACACCACCGCCAGAGGCACCGTATCCCATACTCTCCATAGCTTTGTGGGCTACCTTGGCAATCGGGTGGTCGGACTTAGCCAGATGTTCCTTGCCCAATCTGAGGACGTGGGGCAATACGTGACCAGCCAACGACTTCAATGAGTCCAGAAACCCGCCTCCTATCATCCGCTTGACGCTGGACTGGTACATGGGTTCTTGTGCACTGGCCTCCAGGACATCGGATTTCGTGAGAATACCGGTGTATTGGGCGGAGGTACCACGCTCGTTGCACCAAATACCACTGTTCATCGCAATAAGGACAATTTCAGGGGTAACACCATAAGGCAATTGATTCGCCACTTGCAGGTTGATTTGCAAATTGAAGTTACCAAGACTGCCGGCAGAATAATAATCTTCGGTCAACTGAATGTCCTTGCCGAACTCAAGGATGAGCAGGGAACCAGACATAGGAATCTTGCGGCCGCAACCTGCTGTGGGTTCGGGAATAGAGGCAAAGCCTGAAAACTCCTGCCATGACTGATTGCTGCCGTTCTCCACGGAGTAACGATACAAGTCCTGCAATGTACTGGATGCCAAAATCCCCGATTGATTATTGAAGTTAATTGAAAGACCACGAATGCAAAGGAATGCATCGGGTTGACCCCACGCCGTAGCAGACAAGGGATTCCGTACTTGAATAATGAGCTTATCTGGAATCTGGTTAAGTTGCAAAGAACTGGTACTCAATGTCTTGATGACAGGGGTTAAAGCAGTCGTAGACGGGATAAATGCGTCAAACGGCACACCAGGAGACGTGATGAAGCGTGGAAGCTCGTAGAACGGGACACAGTTGCGTGCTGGCATAAGGTCGCTCGGGTGAGGAGTAAGGAAGTTGAAGATAAGGCGTGAGTCGGAGAAGTTAACAACGGACGCTGCGTTGATGTACGTAGCACCCAAAGGGCTATTACCAGCTGCCGCAGTGTTGTTAGCAGTGCGCCACACACGTGATGCATCACCAATGTTAAAGACCATGTTCATGTTTTGCACACCGTAGAAGCCCTGGTTGTTAGCCTGAGGATGTCCCCAAATGAAGGGAGAAACCAACAAAGGTTCCGTTGATGTGAATTGGACATAGATATATTGAGTAACACCAACGGCAAGAGGAGCAGGAGCTACCAAAGGAGAGGGCAACTTTGTAAGGCCATCAATACCAACGGATATACCATCCAATTGAAAAGCACCACGAGGATACAAATCATTATCAGCAGCGTTAGACCAAGCACCGAGGGAGTTCAAGTTAGCACCGACGGCATCTGAGTACTGACCTACCAAGTCAGGCATAACAGTGGTGTAGCCGTTGTAGCGCTGGAGTTCACGGCGGTCATTGAAGCGGAGAAGGGCGGGTAAGATGTCCCGTACGTTCAACGAAACAGAGTTATTATTGATGGTACAGGTCATAACAGTAGCCAATTGGTGAAGGGGGAATGCAGACAAAGCATCCGTAACGGCATAATTAATCGGCATCTGACCAGCATTGTCAGCGTTACCAGTTACGGTAAGCTTCAACAAAACAGTGCTTTGCCACAATACACGTCTATCTATTAGCGTCTGTTCACTCGGAACTTGGATGTTCCAAGTGCAGGAAGACGCAGACTGGGAGATAGCCTGAAACTGTGAGCTTGTCATGTTCTGGCCACCCTTGTGAACAGCGTATTGAATCGCGTCCGTAACGTTCAAGCGGTCGTCTTTTACTAACACCTTTTTAAAGTCCTGGCTCATTTGTTCTGAAACGTACAAAGAAAAAAGATTCGGGGGAGTTAAACACTCCGTGTAAACCCCTCCTTTTCTTTTTCTGTTTTTTGTTAGTTGTTCTGTTTATGGAGAGGCCGCATCCTTTTTGCCTCGTGAATTAATTGCATGAGCAATCAATTGTAACATAGTAACCTCTTCCGCCGAAAAGTCTTTAAAATCATCCGCAATATCACCTTTGGTAGTTATGAGATGAGATACACGTGGATGCATTATTTTTACATTGCCGTGTCGGGACAGAGTAGTCCCATCCAATCCACGATTAGCCGCCACTTTGGTAAAGGGCGTTTCTACGAAAGGCGGGGCTTCCGTGCATCTTTTCACGTGCATTTTCATTCGTTTGTCTGAATCACGAACAGACATATTACCAGTAGTAAAGCCGCAAGGGCAAGAGATTTTTCTGGATTGACCGCCACCATTATTGTAAGACATATTCTACCGGTAGATATTTTTGTATGCCGATACAATCTAACCTTTTTATGAATCAATTTTTATGTTTCAATTTTTTTCTACCGGCATACAAAAATATGCACGATGCCGTGATTGAGATAATTACTCTCCGCTATAATATTCTCGCATGATAGAAAAGAAGGATGTCTGTGCAGCAGTTCAATGCACGTAATACGCAACTAAAACCGTTTCATATTTATTATGACCTCAACCTCATTAATAACGATTCCAGCTTTCCTGCGCAACCAGTGCGCTTTCAATACAAAGAAACGAGGTCCAATGATTACTTGTTGTCACCTCAGGATTACTTCATGTCCATTGTTCGGTTCAATTTGCAAACGCCCACGTTACCTGTGTTTCTGCCACAGATTAACTTGAATGTAACCCGTAATGTAGGCACAGCTTATCCTATTCGGTTGATGACTGGTGCCAGTCCTGCTGGATTTACTATTACTACCTATACCCTTGCATCAACCATTCCTGTAGGGACTGTTGTCTATTTACAGAATAACAATAACAATCCTGCAGTAAATGATGCATCTAACGTCGGTCAAAATTACTATCGTGTTACGGCGGTTGCCAATAATCAATCACTTACTCAGACAACGGTTACGGTCGCTAATGCATCCTATGGTGTAGGTGTACCGAATAACTATCCAGGTAACGGTGCTAATTTTACACGGGGAGGTACTCAGTTACTCCGTTTTGCTAACTTAGTTATTTCTGGATTGTCATTCAACACCACTACATTAGCATTAACCATTACGATAGCAAACCCTGCTACATTAGCGGACTTACAAAATGTATTCCTTGCTGGTGATACGGTTTTTGTTAATAGTGCAGGAGGTTACAATGGACGCTATGCAGTTACACAGGTAACCGCTACGACATTGGTAGTATTTGCATCCAGCTTACGAGATGTAGTACTGGGTACATACACGAGTGGTGGGTTTTTGTTACCTGCAGGAGATTATGTTAATGTAACTCCTTATGAAATGACGATGAAGTATGAAGTACCTGGTGGTGCAACAGTGGTATATACTCAGCCAGTGACATTTTACCCGAATGATTTGACTCAAGCACCGCCTGTATGGAATCCTGCACAGGCGCAACCACTAACACTGGCAGACATTACGAGTACATACTACTACGTATACACGTATGAGTCATTAACATTGATGTTAAACCAAGCAATACAGAATTGTTTTTGGGGTCTTAACGGTAAGGTATATGCTACAGCAGCGGCTACATTGCCTATGACGGGTTCATTGGGTGTACCAACAATTAACAATTATCAGCCTCCGTTTATTGGATGGAACTCAGACACGCTCAAAGGAATTATAACGGCAGATGCAAATGCATTCAGACAATCAACATTTAACACTGCTAACATTATTTTCTGGTATTTTAACCAGCCTTTATCTACGCTGTTAGATAGCTTCCCTTATCAGTACCCTAATGTAAATCCTGATAGCGTCTTCTATTCTTATCTGTATTTTAATGGTGATAGTGGGGCGGGTAATTTTATTGTTAGCAGTTATTCTGCTACTGGTACCACTACTGCGCAATACACTGGTATACAAATCTATCAGGACCATCAGACGGCAAGTCTAATGAATCCGATTCAGTCAATTGTATTTACAACTACATTGTTGCCTGTGGTAATGGAAAATGTGGGTGCGCCTCTCATTATTAATGGAGCTTCAACAAATCAAATAAATGTGGGGTCCAATGCAAATGTGTTTCCTGTCGTCACTGACTTTATTGTCCCGTTTAGTGCAGCAAATACGTATCAGCCAGATATTAGCTATGTACCAAGTGGTGAATACCGTCTTGTGGATATGTATGGCGAGAGTCCTGCCAAGCAAATTGATGTACAGGTGTTCTGGAAAGACCAATACGGATTGTTGCATCCATTCTTAGTGGGCAGTGGATGCAGTGGGTCACTAAAAATCATGTTCCGTAGTAAGTTCTACAACAATATTGCATCAGATATGTAAATATTTTATCTACATTTAACAAATGGCGACCAATCTGCAAAAACTCAGACTGATTTACCCAGGTTATAAAGATAATATGATAGTCACCATGTATAGAAGATTTGTTGAAAGCAGAACAGGAGATAGTAATGCATTCTATGATGCTAACTATAACGAAGATACAAGCGACAATCATTATCAATATGGTTTAGGATATCTAAATGCAAGACTTGGAAGAGCTAATACGGCTACTGGACCATTTGGTGCTGAAGGATATGCGTATGGACAACAATTAAAACCGTTCCCTGCTCCACCTGTACCTGCAGCAGCTGCGGCAGCAGCACCAGCGGCAGCAGCGGTTGCAGGTCCAGCACATCCAGCACCTCCCAGACGAAGAAATCTAACAGCTGCTGAAAGAGCGGCAGCTGCTGCAGCTCCCCCTCCAGAAGATGATGAAGATGTAGGACACGGACGATTTTATGGAGGCAGAAGATATCGGCCACATCCACATAATGAGACATAGTGCAAATATTTTATCTACATGTAATAAATGCAAGTACCACAAGAACTTGTTAATAGAGCGTGGCAAATATTTAATGCAAGAGTACAATTTATGACTCAATCACCGAATGAAGAGGAGAGATTTCATGGGATGGCTCTTAATTCAGATGAAGGATGGAATCAGTATAGAATTGGATTTTATGACGTACATTTTGGCGTACCTAATAGGCAACACATGGGTACATTTTATGAGTTTGGATTCAATGATGCATTAGCAACACAACCAAGAGCAGCAAATGGTCCCCCAGCAGCAAGAGCAGCAGATGGACCCCCAGCAGCAAGAGCAGCAGATGGACCCCCAGCAGCAAGAGCAGCAGATGGACCCCCAGCAGCACAAGCAGAAGAAGATGTAGGACACGGGCGATTTTACGGAGCAAGAAGATATCGGCCACATCCACGCAATGAATAAAATGACGTACAAGTAGATGTTTTACGTATTCTGTCCTCATTGCCAAGGGCAAGTATTGATAGAGCAAGTAAATTGCCGTATTTTTAGACACGCCGTGTATAAAGAAACAGGAGAGCCTATTAACCCTCATGCAACACAAGAGGAATGCAATAGATTGATAGTGGAGCAACTCATATATGGATGTGCAGGACCATTTAGATTAAATGACCAGGATGTACCAGAAATATGTGGGTACATTTGATTTCTACCGGTACAAAACTCAGATTAAAACACAGATTCGGTTAGATTTCTACCAGGAAAGTAGCCAAAAGGTACTTTACCTATATAGAACCTATATTAATTTGCAAATTAATATAGGTTCTATATATATACTCTATAAGGAAAGTATCCAAAAGGTTCTTTCCTGGTAGAAATCTAACAATCTGATGGCTTTTCTGAGTTTTGTACCGGTATTTTTGGTTCTGTCTGCTTTTCTACCGGTAGATAATTAAAATGCTCTGGATATATTACAATATTCTGCGTAGTCATCGCTTTTGCATCCATGCAAGGCTTTGTAATGTGATACAAAAAACGTTTATCTGTGTTTTTTAACCAAGACTCAAACATTGTCTGTACTGATTTTTCTACTGTTAATGGGAGTTCCATTCTATTATTTACGCTTTTTTAATGTACGTCTGTTGCACTTCAGTTGAATGCCCCATTAAAATTGAATCATTCTTCTGCTCTTCTCTTGTCTTACCGTATTTAGATGATAGATATGAATGACGTAACATCGTTGACCCAACACGTTTACCAAAGATACTGTTTAATATCTTCGTCAAATCATTAACATGATTGAATGGTGTTCCCTTTGCATCCTTCACTAACAACGGGACCGCATCTTTCTTCTTCCATGTAGGGTGATATTTTAGATACAGAGCCAATGCATCTTGTAACTCCTTTGGTATTTCAATAATAGTTCCCACAGTTGTCCCATTCTTCCTCTTATCCACCTTCGCCGTCTTATAACTATTCAGAATGAATCGTTGCGTATCTAATTCATAATAATTGTTCTCCGTATCACCATCAGGTACCTTCTTTACCACTAACATATTACTGTATTCATTTCTGCGTGGAGGTATCATCGTATACAGACACAGAATAATGTAATGCAACAACATCAAATGCTTTGGTTGACGCTTCTTAGCAATTTCTGAGTCAATCGCTTCTCGTAGTTCATCTCTGAGTCGTTCTACATCCGTCCAATCAATCCAGTTCTCCTTCTGAGTTTCCGTCATCTCATTCTTAGCCTCTTCTGCTTTTAATGTCTTGTTCGTATCATTCAATAATTTAGACCATGCATCATAAGCCTTCTTCACTCCCCGCTTATCCTTCTCTAAACCAAGTACTGCTGTAATACTAATAACATAATTACGTACCGTGTTCGGCTTGTACTTTTCTAATAATGTCATAATGTGCGGTACATCAAACAAAAACTTCAATGTCTTGTAAGGCTGTTCATTGTTTAATTTACGTATATTACGTATGTATAGCTTAATAGTAGACTCTGATAGTCCCTTTTCTTGCATCTTTGTAATTAATGAGGCCTCCATCTATATACCGTATGGATTATAATCTTACGTTATAGACACATTATAATCTGGAAAGTAAAAAATGGGTTTCCCCTTTTTTTATTTTTTTCTGTTTTACTTTCTATGGTTTCTCACATCTTGTTTTTCACATAGAGCCTGAGCATTTGATGACATATTTCAATCTTACAATAGCGTTCTCTTCGGTACGTATAAACAAGGTGTGCACCGGCGGGGGGGTGGTAGCCAAGTTCCTTCAAGACTTTCCGCACCTCCTTAATACCTCGTTTCCACACAAAGTAGCGAAAGAGCAATTCGCACTTGTCAATGTCCCAGAGTTCATCCTCTTCCCCTTCAAACAGAATCTCATCCAATACCGTAAACGGGTTTATCTTCCAGTCTGATTTAATGGCAACTCCAAAGGCGTGTTGCATCAAGTCAGTGAATACCTTAGTCGCTTGTTCTTGCTCATCGGCTTTTCCCATCTCGTACGCCATCTTTACAATTGTTTTGAATACATCTTGCTCCATGCGGATAGCCATTGCAATAGTGAGTCGTCTAATGCAACTCTATCTATATTTTTTACAATTTTTGAAAATCAATTTTTATTTCATTTTATCGTCGCCCTCTCTGCTTTTTATGAAAACGTCCCGAATAAACGGGTTCGGGAAACTCAAATGCTTCTTCATATAATGCCGACCCCTTACCAATGCCTACTTTCATCATCTGGGAATAAGGCGGGACATGCAATGCATGTTGTTCGGGTTCGGCATCATTTACCACAAACTGCGTATCGGTATCCAATAAAACAGGTGCGGGTTGAGTAATAGGCCGTACATCAATATTACTGGTTAATGGCGCTTCAAATCGGTCATATGTTGGCTGCACAGTCTGTTGTACAGATTGGTCCATCACAAAGTCAGGAGTTACCGTATTAGGTGGTGTTGGAGGGATTCCCAAAGGTTCCCCTCGCCCTTGTAGGCCGTGAAAAAATCCAGAATCACCATCTTGCGCATAGCGTTGAAAGAAATAATCACTGGTTGTTCCAGCACCAACCATCGGATGCCATCCATTCCAAGGCGGTTGGCTCCATGAGCCTCCAAGTAAAGCTAAACGTTGTTGTTGCAGTTCTTTCTGCTTGTTCCAAATAGCGTGTACTACATCGTCTGGGTTATTTGACTGAGTCGCATACGTGTCGTATCGTAGCATTTATTATAGCAAACATTTTATTTTAGTTTAGCATAGCCGAGCAATTCCTTACGTTTCTCCTTTAATGCGTTTAGACGGTCTGATACAATTATAATTAATCGGTTATACACATTCTCCATATTTCCTCTGTTTGCAATGTCAATACCAGCCTTTTCTGCAATCTGTAAAATAACCTGTTGGAGTTTATACTGATAATGTACAATTGCCTTATAAAGCTTGTAAGGGTCATTTGATAATAATTCGGACGCTTCCTTGTATAATATGTCAAAGGGTGTATCGGGCTTCAAACAGCACAATTCTACAATAAAGGCGTTCCACCATGCACAGAATCCTTCTTTATACCCCGCCATATTCTCAATCGCTTGAAACCCCACTTTGCGGTCTCCCTTCAAATAAGGACAAGATACACTGGATGGTACATACGTGTAACCGAGTCCTTTTGCAAGAAAACTACATATCATATCCACTTTTTTATATTGGGCGGCGTATGCCGCAATTTGTCCTGTTCCATGCGGGTCAATATTATAGAGCTTTTTTTCTACTGCACGAAAGATAAGTAAATTAGAATGAAACCCTTTGCCTTTCAGTCCAATTCCCATAAAAAGTAGGACTTGTTGTTCTCCATGGCTAATATGCAGTTTAATTTCTTCTAAGAGTTCCATCTGACTTTTTTTGTCTACATCTGTTACATTAGATGTAACATTAAAGATAGGCACATGTCTTTCTTTATTTTTACCAAAATATTTTGCTTCCATCGCATATAATTCATCAACATTGCGCCATCGGATAACGTCTGGTGCTTTGGTAGCAATATCCTTAGTCAATCTAATTTTGGCAGTAGCACCCGTATAAACAACAGGTAACTTGTATTGTGTAATATAATAATACATAAACAGAGCCTCTTGCGCACTGGTTGCTCCAGAATGTTTCTCAGAATATTCGTATAATGATTTTGGATTCAATACCTCAGTAATCACATCATTAAAGTGCAAATGGCTTACAGCATAATCAACAAGACTATTAATCTCCTTCTCAAACGTCGTACGTGGTGTATCAAACGTACCCAGCACTGCTCGTGGTTCCTCCTTTTTTTCTTCAATATCTTCTACCTTTTGTACTAATTCTACCGGCACAACAAGAGGTTTAGCAATCTTTTTAATGCTCTTTAATGGAGCTTTCGGTAGGTCAAACATATCACTTGGAAAAAAATCATCTGGTTCTTCTTCTCGTTTACGTTCTCGTCCCTCACGGATAGTAATCCCCTCTGCTTTCTTCCACTCACTAAACATCCCATCTACATCCAATGTACCCACATAATTCACTCTATTTGCACGTTTTGGTTCATGCTGTTTAGCATATTGGATTACATAGTCATGAAATCGCTTAGTAGCTTCATCTTCTGTTAGTACTTTTGTCTGTTCTGCTAACTTTTTAGTAGTCTTAGATAATCGCTTCAGTTCAAATGTATTTATCGTCTTAAACTTCTTCTTGTTATACTCGTCAACGTTTTCAGGTCCCACCTTTTGTTCTAACGCCTCCTTCACTTTTGGATTATCTGACGTTGATGCCATCAATGCCTGAATAAACCCAGATGCTTTCGTACCACCCTCCATCGCTGCAATATCATTAAGAGTAATCTTCTTCCGTTGCCCACCAATACCCGTCCATTTATTCAATATTCCAGCGATATCTGTTAACCCCTGAGCAACTCCTCTCGTCCCTGATGGTAACTCCTTTACAAGCGATGCAATATCTTGAAACACAAACTGCCGTTCTTCTTCCCCATATACTCCCATTGTCATTAAAAGGTCTTGAATAAAGTTTTGACAGTTCTTCCCTCCCAATGCGCTGTAATGAAAAAAATTGTCTTTGCCTATTCGTTGTATTGTTGCAGTAAACATCTCATTAATTGTAAATGATTTACCTTGTAATGCAACAGGTTCTGTCTCCATTCCAGGTCCTACAGCAATATTCTCATTCACTGATACCACCTCCAGTTTTTCAATAGCTAAATGCTTTACAGGCCCTGCAACCAATCGTGTTTTACCAGTGTTTAGCTTGATTGCTTTTTTTGGTGCTAACGTAACAACCATACTAAGATGAAAAAACTTATCAACACCGTATTTTGTTTTGAGCCGCTCCCACTCTCCAGCAGACAAACCCTGCAATGCAACATCTAACACACCAGAAATAGGCACACGTCTGAGTTGTATCGCAGTAATCGGCACATCACCGAATTGCTGTAAATACGCTTTCGTTTTAGTAGAGAAATCATCAATCGTGAATGCACTTGACACTGCATTCGTGACGTAATTATAAGCCTTAGTGAAATAATCAAAAAGTCCAGAGCCTTCTAATGTAGCATGTTCGGCCTTGAGCTTACCGAATAATAAGTGAATATCACCATTTACCACTTTTGTTCGGAATGAGCCTTTTTCAAACTTATTAGGCGGGAGATAGCGAAAGCGGTACCAATTCTTAGATTGCCGTATTTTACGGGGCTTCTTCTTTGTAATGTGCTCGTAATGCTCTTTAGCCTCTTCTAATGGGACTGTTGATTTAATTTGCACCGACTGTAAGGCATACATTGTTCTATTAGTATCTATAAAAAAATTAGCATTATATAGATGTACCAGATTACAGACTATACGAAGCAGAGAGCAAAAAAAATAGGTGTTGATGTTAAGCCAAGTACACGTAAACACAAGAAAATAGATGTGTATCACCAGGGCGAGTACATAGCATCCATAGGCGATGTGCGTTACAGTGATTTTCCTACATATTTGAAGGAGAAGGGTCGTGAATATGCAGAAGAGCGCAGACGATTGTATCATATACGACATACTCAGAATACCTTAGGAGAGCTTCTGAGTCTGTATTTACTATGGTGATTAATCGTCGTCTTCTTTACTCGCTAACCAAATATCCCTTTCTGTCATAAGCACTTGCGGATAGTTCTTATGCAGACAGGCCCAGCGTGTGTCCATTTTCTTAATACGTTTAATCATATTCTTATCTAACCCCAAATAATCACACAGGAGACGTTTTGTTCCAACATTACTCCCACTATGAGGAAACCAAACAACTGCATGACATTCGTTAAGAATACGTCTTGTATCACGTCCTCCCGTGGCCAAGTGAAACGTCAGAATACAGGAAGTGTTAAAATGACGACCGGTCTCCAGAATCTCAGACAGAATATTATTAACTGCCTCTCTGTGTTTTTTATTAGAGATACAATCTGTATCATCAAAAATAACTAATGAGTCTGCAAACTCTTCCGCTGCTAATGGTGCATCTACTAATGAATCATCAATCACAATACGATGTGGTTTTACTTCATCCAATGACGGGTCCTCCTTAATTGATGAAAACAGATAGATTGGTCGTTTTGGATATAATTTCTTGTATTGCTTACAGTAATTCTTAGTATATGTACTTTTTCCTGAACCAGATGCACCAGTAATATACAGAATCTGTCTTTCTGTATCTGGATTCGGGACGTGCTGAAACTTTGCGTCGGGTAAATGTAAACTCTCAAATGGATTCATGAAACCATCTGCTTTGTTATCACCACATACCGCTATTAACTTATTATTGTATTTTCCTCCCTCAACCTTACAGAGTAGGTTCCCTACTTTTTCAAAGTTGAATGCCATACCTTTTAATAGAATGAGATAAAAAATATCTACGTAAATGCCACTGCTGTCAAATAATCAAATGTGTAATAGGCGATTGAATTAGTCGGGTCCAATACACATAATCCACGCCAGAATCCACCATTTACCAGTACATAACCCGTTGTACCTACTATTGGACTCTGTGCTACAAGGGGAAATAGACCTCCTGTAGAAGCCCCACTAAAATTAGCCCCTATAAAGATGGATGCATCCCCTATGAAACGGATAGTAGCCGTCGTTGTACGGAAATTACCAATGGTAAAGGGAATCACTGCCTGTGCGCCATACTGTGCAAGGAGAGCGGAATACGTAGGTAATGTAATATTATACGTCGTAGCAGGGTATGTAATACTCGGTATAAAACTGCTGCTGTAGATGTAACAATTGGCTAATTGTGCGGCAGTAATGGACGGACTTGTTACACCATAAATATCAATCGTAGGTCCTGATGGAAGGGCAGAAGGGGCCAGATTAACCGTAACGGCTCCTGTACCGCCTGTAGGGCTTATTGTGCAGTTTGTCCCTGCAACAATTTGTGTAACCCCTGTATTACTTACCGTTAAATTACTTGAACCAGACAGACCAATCCCAGTACTTGCTGTCAACGAAATAACGCCTGTGTTGTTTACTGTAACTGCTCCTGTATTCGCATTAACAGAAATACCGCTACCTGCAGTAATACTACTAACGCCACTACCACCTCCTCCTCCGCTTGTTATCTGTGCTTCTAAGTTATTAAGTAACAGCGGTATGGACCATGTATCTGCACCCGATGATGTTGTCATTTACTTATATACGATATAATAAATAATTAAACCAAAAAGGGGACAACTTTACCCGCTTCCCCTTGTATTCCTGTTTCACCCGTTCCACTTGCCGATAAATCCAACGTAACAATTGCCGAATCAGCACTCGTCGTCCAAGTCTGTGAGTTGGTTTGTCGTCCAGTAGCAACTTGACTAACCATAATAGGAGCAGTCGTTCCTTGTGTTAGTAATGTATTACCAGCTCCTGCTACGGGAGCAGTTCCGCCACTACGTGCGACTACTGTGTATTCCATTGATGTCGCTAAGGGAACGCTGGGAAGCGTTGTTGTTGCCGTTGTTGTTGCCGTTGATGACGTTGAAACGTATTGGTCTACTGGATAATTTCCATCCGCATACTGTGTATTTTGAACGGTATCAACAATATACCTAACTGACGTTGGTGATACATCAAAATAAGTCAAAATACGTGGGTCTTCTGAGAATGAAGTCCCGTTATAAAATCCCACCCATACTTGTAAGCGACGTTGTTCTAATCCAACTGAACCATTAAATGGAACGTTTGCTATTGAAGTCCAAGCACATCCAGCACCAGTCATTGATATCGCACTTGCGACTAATCCAGCAGGCCCCGTTATATGAAGTGCTACAATATAGATGGTTTGTTTTCCAAGACCTGCTGTTGAATAAATAGCCAGTGGATTTGCTACTGTGGGAACGAGCGTTCCATACGAAACCCCTACTGGAGCAATTGTTCCCAACCAGACAGAATTACCACCATTACCACCCGACACGTTAAACAGATTTTGATTGAATGATGAAGAACTCGTAACCACACCGATAACACCACCACCGCCACCTCCACCTCCGCCAAAATTGCCTCCCGTCCCCGCTGCATTACCACCAATACCGCCTACTGCCCGAATAGAACCGTTATCACCAGTGATTTCAGGTGATGCTAAGAATATAAATCCACCACCACCGCCACCACCACC